CCTGTGGCGATTCTTGAGCCTGTGCTTGTGGGCGATGCTGTGGTATCTCGCGCTACTCTTAACAATCCTGCCTTTATTGAAACTCTAGATCTACGCATTGGCGACCGAGTAGCAGTACGTCGTGCAGGTGAGATCATTCCGCAGATCGTACACAAGGTAGAGTAATCACAGGATCAAAAAATTGAACTTGTGCGTACACGTCTTTTAAGCTATAATTTATTCTTAAATTGATAAAGCCATTATGAAGATCGAAATACCAGTCAACTGTCCGTGCTGTGCCTATACCCTTGAGTTGGTCAACGATCAGCTGTTTTGTCGCAACACCGCTTGCAGTGCTCAGCTAAATAAAAAGCTGGAGCATTTCTGTAAAGTATTGCAGATCAAGGGTTTCGGGCCCAAGACCATTGCCAAGCTCGATCTTCAAGACTTAACTGAACTGTTCTATCTAGAGCATGATCAAGTTGTTGCAGCTCTGGGCAGTGAGAAAACAGCCGTAAAACTACTAGACGAGATTGACCGTGCACGAAGCGCTGACTTGGCAACTGTGTTGGCCAGTTTTAGTATCCCACTAGTAGGCGAAACAGCCAGCAACAAGCTGTGTGCAGTAGTCACACACATCTCAGAAATCACAGAAGAAACCTGCCGTGCCGCAGGCCTAGGATCCAAAGTAACCAGCAATCTACTCGATTGGCTGGCTACGGAGTACCAGGAAATGAAAGAGTTCTTGCCGTTCTCTTTTAAATCCAAAAATAAACCAGTCCAAACAGCAACTGGCCCAACAGTGTGTATCACTGGCAAGCTGGCTTCTTTTAAGACTAAAGCCGAAGCTACAACAAAACTAACAACAGCTGGCTTTCTGGTAGTCGACTCAGTAACAAAAACTCTAAAATACCTGGTCGACGAACAGGGCAACAACAGCGCAAAGCGCAAAAAAGCAGACGAATACGGCGTAACTATTATTACTAATCTAAACGATTTTTTGAAAGATATTTAAATGACTGAAAAAGCAAAGAAGTGGTCCGAAGAAGCTATTAACAAGCTAACCTCAATTGTTGGCGACGAGTCTCCTGTAAGTGCTGCAACTGTAGAATCAGCTGCTGCCGCTCTGGAATTTAGCGTTCGTTCAGTAGCATCAAAGCTACGTCAAATGGACTACGAAGTTGCCTCAATGGCCAAGGAAAAGGTTAGCGCATTTACCCCTGATCAAGGTGCTGCACTAGAAGACTTTGTACTAGCCAACGAAGGTGCTTTCACTTACAAGGAAATTGCCGAACAATTTGAAAATGGCGCATTCAGTGCCAAGCAAATTCAAGGCAAGCTGCTAGCGTTAGAGCTAACTGGTGCTGTTAAGCCTGCTGAAAAGGTAGAAGCCGCACGTACTTATACCGAAGCAGAAGAAGTTACTTTTGTGAAGATGGTACAAAAGGGCAGTTTCATCGAAGACATTGCAGCTGTACTAGGCAAGACCATTGCCTCTGTACGCGGCAAGGCTCTGAGCCTAACTCGCAACGGGCAGATCGACAAGATTCCAGCTCAAAAGGAATCACATGCCAACACCGCAGTTGACGTGGTAACCTCACTAGGCGACAAGCTAGTAACCATGACCGTAGCAGAAATCGCCGCTGCTGCCGACAAGACTGAGCGCGGTATCAAGACCATGCTTACTCGCCGTGGTATCAAGGTAAGCGACTATGACGGCGCTGCCAAGAAGGCCAAGGCAGAAGCCAAGACCCAAGCAGCTTAATAAGCTGCCTACCAAGGGCACAGAGATCGTAACGGACTCTGTGCCCTTTTGCGCTGAGGAGCTCGAATGAAAGTAACAATTACCTATCGTGACAACGATAGTTTTACCGTAGAAGAAGTTGTGCGTCAAGCTGTTCACAACTACGGTAAGTCTGCGCATATAGAAGTTATGCCAGAGTCAACTCAAGCATACGACCTGATCTATTTTGGGCTACAGCAGTTGATGACACACGAACAGCTTGGTTTGATTTACAACAGCGGCGATTCCTATCAGCAAGACTTAAAACGCTTGCGTAGCGACATTTTATATAAACTAGAAGAAATAGTCGATCAAGTAATTATTGATACAGAGTCTAAGGTGGCGTAATGGATACTAGTGCTATTGTACTTAACAAGCTGTTGCGAGAGCGTAATCTTGATCTATGGGCAAAGCTAAAGCTTGTGTTCCTAGACCCAGCTTTTTCAAGTCTATATAGCGCAGTTAGCAAGTATTACGATACCTACAGTAATATTCCTTCGTTTGATGAACTAGAGTTGACCTTGCGTGAAGGCCCTGCCTTGCGCACACTGGCAACTCTAAAATTAGCAGATAATGATGATATATCTAGTGAGGTAGCCCTAGCTGCTCTTATAGATCAATATACTCAAAATGAAGCAGTGCGGCTGTTGGATAAGTTTATCGACAAGCTGCCTCTATTCGACAGCACAGAAGTAAAAGAAAATTTAGCAAGCATTGTTCTGACTCTAGACGAGAAAACTCTCACCACAGAGGGTGTTTACAACATGGCAGACATTATGTTGTTTCAGAACGCAGAAGAACTGGCTCGCGAGCGTGTACATCTAGGATTCAACAATACTTTTGACGCCACACTGGCTGGTGTTGCTCGTCAAGAGCTGATTCTAGTAGGTGGCAAGCGTGGTAGTGGAAAGTCAATTGTTTCCAGCAATATCTTAGTCAACCAGTACGAAACCGGCAATACTGCTGCGTACTTTACAATTGAAATGATTGCACAAGAAACTCTGCAACGTAACATGAGTATCTTGGCCAAAGTACCACATCAAAACATCAAACAAAATAAACTGTTAGATGACGAACTACTACGCTTAGTACAATGCAGAGCAGAAATGTTTGTAGATTCCCATGACTTAGTTGAGGAGTTTAAACGTACCAGAGACAAGTTCAAGTTTGAGCACCGGTTAGTCAGGGAAAAGAAACTAAAACCAGACAATCAAATGATCATCATTGATGATCGTGCCCTGACCCTAACCAGTTTGGACTTGCACTTAGGCAAAATCAAATCAAAATTTGGAGATAAGTTCACTGTGGCAGTTGTAGACTACATGAATCAGATTGTTGTAGAAGGTTCAAGCCAGTTTGACTGGCAGCCACAGATCATTATTTCCAAGAAGCTAAAAGAACTGGCACGAAAGTACGATATTGTGATGATTTCTCCGTATCAGATTGATGCCACCGGCGAAGCACGCTTTGCCAAAGGCATCTTGGATGCTGCTGACATTGCCCTAGTAATGGAAGCGCACGACAAGGAAAAAGGCGCTATGACATTTTCAACCACTAAAATTCGTGGCGGTCGAGAAATGACATTTACCAGCCCAATTGACTGGGATTCACTGCGAATCAGTCCACAAAGCATCGAACAACCAGAAGCCAAAGAAACCATCAAAAAGCATAAGAAGTCTAAACCAGGTTCTGAACCTGAACCAGATTCAAGTGCTGACTTACCTTGGAACGCATAACCATGAGTGATTCTATTCCACTGAGACGACTGCTGGCCAAACAGCACTCTCACAGAGATTGGGGTCTTTCGTTTGTACAACTTTATACAGACGACGGCGAACTGCAATGTCCTGTGTGTGGCTGTGACTTTTTACGTGACTCAGTAACCATGTTGGACAGAAAAATCACAGTGTTTAACTTAAAAAAGTTGCAAGAAATCGATGACTAATCACGTTCTAGACCTGATTAACAAACAGGGATTACGCTACACAGAATCCAGCAAAGATTACGTAATTCAGTGTTTAAATCCCGAACACAAGGATACCAATCCTAGTTTCCGGGTAGACAAACTAACTGGCATGACTCACTGTTTTTCATGTGGGTACAAAGTCAACATCTTCAAGCACTTTGGAGTTGTAGGCAACCACACTTCAATTCAAGTAGCCAAGCTAAAGCAAAAACTAAAAGACTTGCACATCAACTTCATGGGTGTTGAGTTTCCGCACGAACAGGTGCCTATTACAAAACCATTCCGCGGAATCTCCGCGAAAACACTGCGTGAATTTGGAGCTTTCTACACACACGGCTCAGAAGCCTTGCAGGACAGAATTTTCTTTCCAATACGTGATGTTTCAAATCGTGTCATAGTATTTGTAGGCCGGCACATGATGAGTCAGGGTAACCCACGGTATTTAAACTATCCTCGTGGCGTTACCATGCCTATCTTTCCAGAAGTGTTTAAACAACGCTATACCTCAGCAGTGCTGGTGGAGGGCATCTTTGACATGCTGAACTTGTACGACAAGGGTTTAGAGAATGTGTGTTGCACGTTTGGAACAAATACCTTGCACAAAGACACAGCCATGAAACTGCTGGCCTTAAAATCACAAGGCGTACACAAAATCTATGTGTGCTACGACGGTGACGACGCAGGCAAGCAAGCAGCCGACAAGCTGCTGCCACTCATAGAAGAATGCGGATTTATGGCAGAAAAGATCACATTAGAAGACGGCACAGACCCAGGCGACTTGTCGCAGGAATATGTAGACAGCATAAGAGAGTACATAAATGAACTACGATAAACATACTGCGGCTAAACTGGCTAAGGCGGAAATGCAAAAACTGTGGGCAGAAGTCGATATTCTTAACACACGTATTGACTACTGGCGCAGAGTAATGGATGACAACTGCCAGCATGAGAGTGAATCAGTATATTCAAAATATCACGAAGGTGGTTATGACTATGTTTCTGAGATCCACATAACTCACACTTGCGATTTGTGTGGAAAACTGTTAAAATCATATTCAGATCCACATCACAGAGGAACCTATGCGTAAGATAGCAATTATCGACAAACAACCAAGCCGAAACGACTACTCACAGTATTTTGACTTTGAATTTGAGCAGTTCCACATGAGTTCTGTGCCAGTGCCAAAGCTGCTCAAAAAAGACGTAGACTTAGACATTGACACAGACTTGTACGACTTGGTAATCCTGGTAGGCTCAGAAGCTGCAAAAGAGTATGCTAAAATTTCGTCTGTGACTAACTACGCAGGTTTGCTGGTCCGAGACAAGTTTGTGTGCATTTCCAATCCTGCAATGCTTATCTTCAAGCCTGAAGGCAAGCCAGACTTTCAACGTGCAGTAGACAAGATCAAAAAGATTGTAGCAGGCACAACCACTAACTCTGCGCAAATCGGAGATTTTCGAGGCATCACAAACAGTGATGAAGCTCTACAGTTTTTACTAGAAGTCTACAACAGCGGCGCTCCGTGGATTGCCTTAGACACAGAAACTACCGCACTATACCCTCGTGATGGTTATGTGCTGGGGTTGAGTATCAGCTACAAAAAGAAGCACGGCAGATACATCTTAACCGATGTTCTAGACGAGATTCACCTAGACGTCTTGCAAAAGATTCTAAACATCTACCCTGTGATCTTTCACAACATGAAGTTCGACTACAAGATGATTCACTATCATCTAGGGTTGAAGTTCAATCGTGACCAAGTACACGATACCATGGTCATGCACTATGTGCTGGACGAGCTGGACTCACATGGTTTGAAACCTCTGGCTCTCAAGTACACAGACTACGGTGACTACGACTCAGAGTTGGACGAGTTCAAGAAAGCTTACTGTGCTCGCACTGGTTTGAGCAACGACGATTTTACATACGACCTGATTCCATTTGACATCATGTCTAAGTATGCTTCAATCGACACTGCTGTTACTCTGGAGCTATTCGAGAAGTTTTACCCTATTGTACAAGCCAACAAAAAGCTGAAATGGGTATATGACAATCTCTTAGTACGCGGTACCTTGTTCTTGATGGACATGGAAGAAGTAGGCATTCCAATCTGCGCACAACGCATGAGTGCAGCAGGCAAGTACTTGGACAAGTGGATCATGGAAGCCAAGGAGGAAGTTTATGCGTTTGAGGCGGTTAAAAAGTACGAAGCAGACTCGGGCAAGATATTTAATCCCAACTCAGTTCAGCAGCTACGTACTGTGCTGTTTGACTATGTGGGACTTACACCTACTGGTAAACTAACTAAAACAGGTGCGCTGTCAACAGACGCAGAAGTCTTAGAAGAGCTCTCAGAACAGCATCCGCTGCCACAGGCGATCCTAAAAGTGCGGCAGCTGGGTAAAATCCAAAATACCTATGTTTCAAAAATCTTACCGGAACTAGACAAAGATGGACGCATTCGCACAAACTTTAATCTTATTTTCACCACATCTGGGCGGCTATCTTCAAGCGGTAAGTTTAATGCGCAGCAGATTCCACGAGATGATCCTATTATCAAAGGATGTATTCGTGCTCCCAGTGGATATAAAGTAGTATCGCAAGACTTGGCTACCGCAGAGGTCTATTACGCCGCAGTGCTATCGGGTGACAAGAACCTACAAGCAGTGTTTGCCACCGGAGGGGATCTGCACAGTTCAATTGCTAAAATGGTATTTGATCTACCTTGTGATGCTGCAGAAGTAAAGAAGCTGTTTGGTTCGCTTCGTCAAGCAGCTAAAGCAATTACATTCGGGATTAACCTATAAAGGTCCCACTAGACGGCGACGTCTAAGAAAAATAATTCGCTCAATTGCTGGAACCCCCACTATTAAATTAAGGGCAATCAGCAGCCAGAGTCGGCAGGAATGCCTTCAAATGGTTCAGAGACTCACAGTACTTCCAGAACGGAAGTAGACTGGGATACCAAAAATACTCTTGAAAACTTATGGGTAAGGTGCTATAATTACACCGGTGCCAAAAGTTTTTGGGAGAGGTATAACACGGCGAATATCTCTCCCTTCTTGTACAAGAGAGGGGTTTTATGGAATTAAATTATACAAATTATTTGGAATTAAAACAAACAGGTATGTTGAGGGCCGACATTGCAGAACGCCTAGGACTGCCTGATTGGAAGTTAAAAAAGCATATTGCTGCAAATGGTTGGGGAAAACAAGCCCCAACCATTGGCAATTCAGGTGCTTTTGATGAATACTCTGAAAATTCCTGTTATTGGGCAGGATTTTTGGCTGCAGACGGTAATGTGGACAGTAAAAGTAGAATTCGACTGATGCTTAAATATGACGACATAGGGCATCTTGAAAAATTCAAAGACTTTTTAGAGTCTACACATACTATCAGTAGTAACACTGATAAGTATAATCGCTGTAGCTTTGAATTTACGCATAAACAGATGTGTGAAGTACTAGAATTCAACTTCGGAATAGTTCCAAATAAAACTGATAAATTAGAATTTCCTACATATATTCCTACTAAGCATCTGGTACACTACTTACGTGGATACTTTGATGGTGATGGTAGCATTTGTGAAAGTTTCTCTAATAAAAATTCTACTACTGCTTCTATATACGCAACTTTTGCTAGTGGAAGTAAGAATTTTTCAGTTAAATTGTTTAATTATCTACAAGATAAGTTGCGATTAGGTGGTCATCTACAAGAGTTTGATGGCTCTACCAAGTGGCAGCTCAAGTACAATACAAATGACGCAAAAACTCTGCTTGAGTTTATGTATCAAGATTGTAACGTATATCTAGATAGAAAATTCGTTCTATATCAACGACTGATAGTTGCTGATATAAGAGAAAAGAGATAAAGGTATAGTCCATCCCACTAGTAATAGTGGACATAGATGTTTATACGGTTCTGGGCCTGCAAAGGTTGCAGAATCTGTTACAAAAGCAACTGGTGAATACTATTCTCTAGAGCAAGCCAAAGAGAATATTAAGGATTACTTTACCAAGTTCAAGCGTCTAAAGCAGTGGCTAGACACACGTAAAACGTTTATTGAAACCAATGGTTATACCTACAGTTACTTTGGACGCAAGCGCAGACTGCCTAACGTGTTTTCAGCAGACAAGGGCATTGCAGCTCACGAAGTACGCTCAGGCATCAATGCAGAAGTGCAGAGCTTGGCTTCAGACGTTAACTTGTTGGCAGCCATGAACACAGCAGATCAAATCGAGCGAGAAGGCTTAGATGCCCGAATCTTCATGCTGGTGCATGACTCCATTGTTGCCTTAGTACGCGAAGATCAGGTTGAGCAGTACTGCCGGTTGCTGAAAACAAATACTCAACGTGATTGGGGTTGCTCAATCCCTGGTGCTCCAATTGGAGTAGACCAAGACATAGGCGACGACTACAGTTTTGGGCACTTTGATGAACGCTACCACATCCAAGATGAAATGTTGGTAAAGCAGAATGGCTGAACTTGGTTTTGGAAACATTTCGTTTCCTGTATTCCGTGTGGGCGTAAAAGAACCTCAGCATGATTCAGGCGTAAGTTTCTATTTGTTGGGAGCCGACACCACAGAAAGCACAGCAGAGTACAAGCTGCTCGTCATAGACGATAAAAATCGCCCAGAACCCAGCTTGCCCTTGCGCAGGCTGGCTTTAAAAGCCCAAGGCGTTGAACTATACAGTTTAACTAAAAGCATATTTTTTATCGGTGACTTGATAAAATTAGCCAAAGCCAATACCTGGTTTGTAGACCGTGAAGGCCAGTTCTTCCAGTACAAAAAGTCACAGCGAGTGCCACTAGTATTCCGTAAAATAAAGTCTGTAACACGATTGCCCAGCGGTGGTGCTCTCATAGAAGTTGTGGGGTTTGCCCAACGGTTTAAAACCTTATTCATGCCAGAGCCAGAACAGACCCACGCAGGACTATTACTAATACAAAAATCAGTTGTCTTGTACGGACTATACGACCAACATTACGATGACACCATACGAGCCGTATGACAGAACCTCAAAAAGTTATCATCAGCAACCGGATTTACTTTAAACCCCCAGACTTGAAAGAACTAGTTAAATCACTAACTTACCGTATCGAATCTAAGTCGGGTCAAAAAGGAAAATTCAAAAACATCGAGATCATAAAAAACTACAAGATACTACCCCAAGGAGTAGTTTCTGTGCCACAAGGACGTCATGACTTGATTCCCCAAGACGCGGTGGTGGTAGACAAACGTGTGCTGAATCCAGTTCCGTTTCCTGTACCACGTCATGCACTGCGCGAGGGTCAGCAAGTGGTATACGATCAGGTCACAGACAGCTGCTTTATAAATGCCTTAGTGGGTTGGGGCAAGACGTTTACAGCCTTGCACATTGCACGCAAGCTGGGTCAAAAAACTCTTGTTGTCACGCACACTGCAATGCTGCGAGATCAGTGGTGCGACGAAGTTCGCGAGCTGTATGGCATGGAGCCTGGCATAATAGGGTCTGGTAAGTTTGACATTGAAGATCATGCCATTGTCGTCGGCAACGTACAAACTGTGACTAAACTGATGCCACAAATCTGCAAAGAGTTTGGCACTGTGATCTTAGACGAAGCCCATCATGTGCCTGCTACTACTTTTGCTACCATTGTAGACGGCATGTACTCACGCTACAAGATTGCATTATCAGGAACCATGTTGCGCACAGACGGCAAGCATGTTATTTTCCGTGACTACTTTGGCGACAAAGTATACCGCCCGCCTCAGTCACATACCTTAGATCCTGTAGTCAAGATTGTGGCTACAGGTATTCACCTGCCCGCAGGAGAAGCCTGGGCTAAAAAGATAAACACGCTATTATACGATGACGACTATCAACAGTTTGTAGCCACCATGGCGCTCACGCAAATACGTAAAGGTCATGTGGTGTTGATTGTGGCCAGCAGAGTAGAATTTCTAACTAAAGTACAGGAATATATTGGTGAAAGTTGCATACTTATTACAGGCGAAACAGATTACGATGAACGCAAAGCACTCATTGCCCAAGTCGAATCAGGGGAAGCTTTGTGCGTTGCTGGTAGCAAGCAAATCTTCTCGGAAGGAATCTCAATAAACTGTTTAAGTTGTGTGATATTACCCGAACCTAGTTCAAATCCAATTTCACTAGAACAAATTATTGGGCGAGTAATGAGGCTCTCGGCCGGCAAACTAGACCCTGTAGTCTTAGACATGAACTTTAGTAGTGCCGCAGAGCGCAAACAAAATACCGCTAGACTAGCATTTTATGCCTCAAAAGGCTGGAAAGTAGAAAAACTATGATGGAATATTACAACCTAATTAAAAACTTTGCATTCACAGGTGACGTAGGCATGTGGACGTACTGGATCCCACTACTCCTATGTGCTGTTGGTTATACCATACGCACCATAAAACAAATTCAACACATCAAAGCCTACAAACTAGGTGAAAATGTACGATACGTGCCGGACTTGACTGTGGGCACAGTATTATGGCGCGTAGTATTAACCGTGACTCCCATAGTCAACGTGTTGGCACTCAGCTTTTCACTTGGTTTTGACATGTTAAGCGAACTGTTTAAGTGGGCAGGCAGCATCCTAGATATTAAACTTGTATCAAAAAAGTAAACTTGACTTTGATCCTTGATTAGTTTATAATATATCTTCAGTCGAAGATCATGTTGCGCAAAACCACGCAACACAGTCTCAACAGTAAGGCGTGGGTTGCTGAAATCCACGCTTGCGCACACAGAGCAACAATGATATAATAGTTGCTCAAAAGGGTTTTTATGGCTTTGTTTTTCAATTTAGAAAATCTAGAGAAAGAGGCAGGCCGTGATCCTGTGAAATTTGTAGCTTTACTAAAATATCACTACAAAGGTAACTTGCCCAAGAACAAATACGCAAAGTACAAACCAAGCAAATTACCCCTAACTGGATATAGTTTTATACTTAATCCTGGACCAGTGTTTCATCTAGACAACTATGATGTGAACTACGTAGTTCAATACATTAAACTATGCGCATTGCGCGACTATGCTCACTACAAGTTTCACGGCGTACGATACCTAGATACCACATTCTTTCCAGACTTAAATATAGATAAAATTAAATCTAATCCACTGCTAACAATAGCAAACAAACAAATCAATTTTAAATACGAGGACTTATAAAATGGCATTAGCATTCACATCAACCAAGGGCAAGGCAGGCAGCAACAAGGTAGACGCATTCGAGTACAAAGACGGCGAAAACGTCGTGCGCTTATTTGGCGGAGTTCTTCCTCGCTATGTTTACTGGCTAAAGGGTACCAACGGCAAAGATATTCCTGTTGAGTGTTTAGCCTTTGATCGTGAAAAGGAAAAGTTCAACAATCTTGAACATGACCATGTGCCTGAGTACTTTCCAGACAAGAAGTGCTCATGGGCTTACTCAATCAATTGCATTGACGTAAAGAACAACAAGGTAGTTGCGCT